ATGGAGGCCGCACTCGTTCTGCCCCAAGCTACGAAGAAGACATGACGCCTCCTCCGGGGATGCGTAACTTCCGCCCGCGCACCCTGCCGGGTGGTGAGGAGCCTGCTGTGCGCCGCCGTGCGCCAGTTGAGATCCCATCCTATGAAGAGGACATTACGCCTCCTCGTGGTATGATGCGGCCATCCCGTGAGCCTATGCCCCTTCCGCCCATTCCCCCGCCTATGCCTCCCCGGCGTATGGCTAAGGGTGGTGCCGTAAAGATGGCTGGCGGCGGCTGCACCCGTGGTGACGGGATTGCCTCTCGCGGCAAGACCAAGGGCCGGATGATTTGAAGAAGCCGGAGAAAATTCGGAAGGTTCTGCGGGAGTTTAAGGAGGGCGACCTTAAATCATCCAGCGGGCAGAAGGTGAAGAACCGGAAGCAAGCTGTGGCGATTGCGCTCTCTGAAGCCTCCCGCATGAGAGAGGGCGGGCGGGTAAAGCCGCAGAACCCAAAGCTATGGGCTGCGGCAAAGAGTGCAGCCAAGGCCAAGTTCGATGTGTACCCCTCTGCCTATGCGAATGCCTGGGCGTCAAAGGAGTACAAGAAGAAGGGTGGTACTTGGCGTGGGCCAGATAACCGGGTCACTAAGAAATGAAGGGTGGTCTGGGGAAATGGTTTGGCGAGAAGTGGGTTGATGTAAAGACCGGGAAGCCCTGTGGGCGGAGTGGTTCTGAGAAGTCAAAGCGTGGGTATCCTGCCTGTCGTCCTGCTGCGGCGGCTGCTAAAATGTCTTCTGGGCAGAAAGCTACTATGGCTCAAAAGAAAACTGGACCGGCTCGAAAGAGTTGGCCCATAACTCCCAGCGGAAGGAAGAAGCAGTGACAACCTCCGGCACCGCCGTCTGGAACCTAGACATCGCTGACATCATTGAGGAAGCGTATGAGCGCGCGGGCCTCCAGGCTCGTACTGGGTATGATTACCGCACGGCTCGTCGTTCCCTGAATATGATCTCCGCCGAATGGTCTAACAGGGGTCTAAATCTCTGGACTGTTCAGGAGCATAATGTCGTTCTGACCCCAGGGACCAAGACCTATTCCCTGCCAGCCGACACGATTGACATTATCGAGACCATGATCCGGGTGAATACCAGCGGGTCTGCTCTGGATTACACGGTGTCTCGCATTGGCTTGGGGGATTACGCGGCCCTGCCCAATAAGAACACCACAGGTCGCCCGCTTCAGATCTATGTGAACCGGCAAGTGAACCCGGAATACACGCTTTGGCCCGTACCGGACCTTCCTTACACTATCCTATACTGGACGATGAGGCGCATTCAGGATGCGACCACCGCCACGGATGTTATGGATATGCCGGTTCGGTTTGTCCCGGCTCTGTCTGCTGCCCTAGCCTATCAGATTGCGCTCAAGCGCCCTGAAGCTGCTATGCGCCTTCCCATCCTGAAGGCGGATTATGAGGAGCAGTGGAAGCTGGCGTCTGATGAGGATAGGGGTCGGGAGCCTGCCCGGTTTGTCCCTTGGATGTCTTATCCGTGAGGGGGATCTAACAGATGGCTGTTAAATTCGCTCGCGGCAATAAGGCGTATGCCTTTTGTGATCGGTGCTACCAGCGGTACGACCTAAAGGATCTGACTTGGCAAGTCGTTAATCAGATCCCTACTGGCCTGAAGGTCTGTGATGAGTGCAACGATGTTGACCATCCGCAGTATCAGTTGGGCAAGTTTCCGATCAATGATCCTGTTGCTCTGCAAGACCCAAGGCCGGACATTAACCCTGGCCGGAGTTTGCCGGGCTGGAATCCTGTAGGTAATTCCGCCACCACTATGAATGGGAATGTCGGAATTATTAATGTATATACCCCATAGGAGAGTAGGATGAAGAAGATGAAATCTGGTGGCGTGACCAGCGAAGCGATGAAGAAGTATGGGCGGAACGTGGCTCGCGCCATGAACCAGAGTGGCCGGGCCAAGGGGCCTAGCACTGGCAATCCGTTCAAGTCCGTTTCGGCTGACCAAGGCTCCAACACTGGCGCGGCTGGTAAGATGGCAAAGAATGACAAGGCCCCGGATCAAGCGATTGTGAACGAAGATACTGCCCCCTATAAGCCCACGAAAATTCGCGGGACGGGCGCGGCGACAAAGGGTACAATGGCTCGCGGCCCAATGGGTTAAGGATCTAGGCGGTCATGAACTATTCGACGCTCGTTAGCCTTCTGCAAGATTACACGCAGAACTCCTCGTCGGAGTTTGTTGCCGCCATTCCTGACATTGTTCAGTTGGCTGAGGATCGGATTTATCAGACGGTCCAGATCCCGGCCCTGAAGCAGAACTCCACCTCGAACTTCATCCAGGGCAATAAGTATCTGGCGACCCCTGTGGATTTCTTGGCTGCGTATTCTATGGCAGTTAAGACCCCTGCGGGCGTCTATAATTATATGCTTGAGAAGGATGTGGGGTACATCAACGAGGCGTTTCCCAATCAGGCTGTGACGGGTATTCCCCGGTTCTATGCCCTGTTTAATGATTCGGCCTTTGTGGTTGCTCCCGCTCCATCGTCGTTCTTTGAGGTTGAGCTTCATTATTTCTATGAGCCGCCTAGCATTGTGACTGCCGGGACATCTTGGCTTGGCGACAATGTGGAGAGTGTGCTTTTCTATGGGGCGTTGGTTGAAGCCTATACCTACATGAAGGGCGAGAATGATCTCGTTGCTTTGTATAGGCAGAGGTATGATGAGTCTTTGGGCCGTCTGAAAGTTCTTGGTGAGGGTCTGGATAAGCGGGATAACTTCCGCATTGACGCTCCTCGCCTTGTTCCGACTTGAGGTAGAACGTGGCAATTGTTCAGGCATTCTGCACTAGCTTTAAGAAGCAGCTTCTTGAGGGGGTGCATGATTTTCGGGCTGTCGGGGGCGATACCTTTAAGGTGGCGCTGTACACCGAGGTTGCGAACTTGAACGCTACAACCACCGCATACACCACGGTTGGAGAGATTGTGGCGTCCGGGTACACCGCTGGTGGCAGAGTCTTAACGAACATAACTCCCAGTGAGTATAACCTTGCCGGGGTTGCGTCTTTTAACACAGTGACTTGGACGGGTGTTTCGTTTTCCGCCCGTGGGGCGTTGATATACAACACCACTCCTGCCCACAGCTATACCAATCCGGCCTGTCTGGTTTTGGATTTCGGGATATTGAGGTCGGCTGTGAATGGGACGTTTGCATTGCAGTTCCCGCAGATCACCGACATCAGCGCGATTGTGAGGATTAACTGACATGGCATTCATTCTTGCAGACCGCGTTAGGGAAACCTCGGCAACAACGGGAACTGGCAGCTTCACGCTCGATGGTGCTGTAACTGGCTTTCAGTCTTTTGATGCTGTCTTAAATACTGCTGACACCACCTACTACACGATTGCCCTCCAGGGGGCGACTGAGTGGGAGGTTGGTATTGGGACGTTCACGGCTCCATCTACGCTGGCCAGGACCACAATTCTATCGTCTAGTAATAGTGGGTCTGCGGTAAACTTCTCTGCTGGCACGAAGGATGTGTTCATCACCCTTCCCGCTGAGAGGGCCGGAGCGTCTTACACAAGCTATAGCTATACTGCCACCGCGAGCCAGACGACATTTGCCGCCACCTACACACCTCCAAGCCTTCAGGTGTTTGTGAATGGTGTGTTGTTGAATGCGGCAGATTATACCGCGACGAGCGGGACTAATGTGGTTCTGGCTACGGGATGTAGCGCGGGCGATATCGTTGATATCATTGCTGTCATTGTGGGGAATGTGGGTGTTGCAGCTTATCCGGGGGCAGGAATTGCTGTCTCTAGTGGATCTGCCTGGACGACATCACTAACTGCCCCGACAGGGGCTTTGGTCGGGACGACTGATTCTCAGACCCTGACGAACAAAACGATTGGCTCTGGTTCCACATGGAATGGCAATACCCTTACTGTTGCTTATGGGGGTACTGGAGCCACCACTCTTACGGGTGTTCTGAAGGGTAATGGAACTGGCGCTTTCACAGCGGCCACTGCGGGAACCGATTATGTAACCCCAACCGGAACTGAAACTCTAACCAACAAGACGATTGAAGCCGGAACTTTCTCGAACGGCTACACAGAAGAAACCGTCACTGCCAACACTGGCACTGCCTACACGATTGATCTGGCCAACGGCTCTGTGCAAATCCTCACGCTGACCGGGAACGTCACTTACACCTTCCCCACGGCTACTGCGGGGCGGTCATTCCTGCTTATTGAAAAGCAAGATGCCACGGGTAGCCGCACGGTGACATGGCCTGCTGCTGTGAAGTGGCCGTCTGGAACGGCGCCAACGATTACCAGCACGGCGAGCAGGAGCGACTTGTTTGGCTTCACGGCGGATGGGACCAACTGGATTGGTCGTGTCGTCGGCCAGAACTATACGCTGTGAGGGCGAAGTATGTTTAGCGCTGATCTTGGTGTAACGCCGAGAGTTTCTGCTTCAAGGGCGATAGCTGTTGCTCACAGTACGTCGCCATTTATCACTGCGTATTCATGGTCTAGTTCTGGTTTTGGTGCTAAATACACCAATCCTGGTACGTTACCCGCTAGCACTGGGCGTGACGTAGCATTTAGTCCTGATGGGTCAGCAATAGCTGTTGCTCATGGTGCTACGCCATTTATAACCGCGTATCCATGGTCAGCGGCAGGGTTTGGAACTAAATATACTAA